TGTTTGGAGGTAGTTTATATTCCTCTCCAGCGTCTTTTGCCTTTTGATAATCTTTTATGATATCACACAACTTTATTTTTTCTCCGATCTTGGAGCATCCTAATTGATGGGCATTATAATATCCGCATTCGGGACATTTATATTTTTTGGTTTTCATATACGCAAGATAATACGATTTTCAATATCTTTGTTTACAAATAATAAAAAACATGGCAAAGGTACAGAGTGCAACTTCTTTTAAGAAGAAACCAAAGGTAAATAGACCAGGCGTTCACGCAAAGACAAAGTGTTCTTGTTGTAAGACCTCTAAGAATTATGTTAAATCATATAAAGGACAAGGACGATGAAAAAACAGATGCTTAAAAGAAAGGATGGTAGCGTGTCTCCAAGAGGACTTTGGGACAACATTCGCGCGAACAAAGGATCAGGCAAGAAGCCTACTGCCTCTATGTTAAAACAAGAGAAAATCATTAAGTCTCAAATCAAAAAAAAGAAGTAATGGCAAAGACAGCTGCATGGACTCGTAAGGAAGGCAAGGACCCAAAGGGCGGCCTAAACGCAAAAGGAGTCGCTTCTTATAGAAAAGCAAATCCTGGGTCGAAGTTGCAGACCGCTGTAACTACCAAACCATCTAAACTAAAACCGGGAAGTAAGGACGCGAAAAGAAGAAAAAGTTTCTGCGCGAGAATGTCGGGCATGCCAGGTCCAATGAGGGACGATAAAGGTAAGCCGACAAGAAAAGCACTTTCTTTAAAAAAATGGAATTGCTAATAAAAAAAAGTATTATATTTGTATAATAAAATAATGTTATGGATACTTATGTTTTAGATCAAAAATACATCCGAGTTAATAACGGAACGGGATCGCTAACTGCACAGGTTGGAAATCTCAAGCTAGTTGGTTCTGCTCAAATTTTTCATACAACAGGAGCAATTAATGGTGGGACACCTACTCAGGCTGAGATGCTTGCTGCTAACAATTCTCTTAATACACAGTGCGAAGTTTACGTTAACACTACAGCTCCTACTACATTTAACGCTTCTGACTGGTTTACAACAACTAGATATATCGTTTATAAGGAAGACAGAGACCCAGTTGGGTTAGGAGCTACAGCTATTCGTCTTAGCGCAACTATTTTGATTTACGAGATATTGAAAAAGACAGGTAATGTCACAATGTAATAATAAAAAAAACAATATAAAAACAAAAAAATCATGCCTACTAGAAAAACAAAACCAGACGTAAAAGTACGCACACGAAAAGACATTTTTGGTCGTGACGTAAAAGTAGTTAAAAGTAAAAACTCAAAGACGCGTACCGTTACAGGTGATTACGTTGCCAAAACTCGCACAGCTACCGATATTAAAGGTGGTAAGAGAATTTCAAAAAGTAGAGTAGAATTGGACCCATCTATGGGTTACGGTTCTGTTCGTAACGTAACTAAATACACAGGTGCCGCGGGTTTAAAACGTGCATTTTCAACAAAACCTGGAGCGTCTCGTAAAACTGTTTATGACATGAAAGCAGAAGTTGATCCTAAGAGAGCTAAAAAAGAAGGTCAAAATAAATCTGTCAGACAATTTGCTCAGGAAAAATACAAGGGGACTAATTTTCCTCGTAGATCTAACGGATAATACATAAAGACATGGCAACAATAAAAACAACTGCAAAAAGAAATCCTATTACAGGAGATCCTGTTCCGGTTCCTGCTTATGCCCGAGGCAGACAGACTAACTTTGCTGGAACTGACCGCAAGAGAGAGCCTTTAACTTCAGGACCTGGTAGTGGACCTGCTCCTGCTCCTGTATCTAAAAGAGAGGCTAGAAAAAGCGCAAGAGCTTTAAACAAAACCCTTAATGAGGGTATTAAGAAAGAGGGCAGAGTAAAACAATACTATACAGGAGTGCCTGTTCAAGGAAAAACAAGACTTGAAAGACAGATGGAAAAGTATGGTGTAGAACCTGTAACTAACTCAAAATACTCTCCACGTGAGCAAAGAGAGCGTAACAGGACTAGACTCAAGTTAGCGAAAGATAAAGAGCGTGCAGCAAAACCTACACCGGTAAGAGATAAGATTGGTGATAAGTTGGATAAAGTTCTTGGAAGAGGTAAGTACGACAGAGGAAGTATGCGTAAAAAAATTATCGGTGGTGGAACTAGAAAGTTCAAAACGGATGATTCTTGCAAAGGTCCTAAGTCTTGGATGGACTAAAGTCCCTATCCATAAAATAAACTTTTATTAGTTCGTAAGGAACTTTGAATAGGCGTGGGTTTCCCATGCCTATTTCTATTATAGCATACTCTGGGACCAACTCGTCAACCTGCCGTATCGACATCACGTCTCGAATGTCGAACATAGTCCTGACTAATTGCTCTGTCATGGTTAGGTCGAAGAAGCCTACCTCTCCACTATTGGTTAAGACCTCCAAAGCCTCAATGTAATAACCTCTAATCAACATTTGGTCTTAGGATATGTCGGATTAATCTTCGTAGGTTCTTTGCGTCTCTATAAGAGAGGGGAATCAATTGTCTTCCCTTAGCATCGCTTATAGCAAAGTCTACCCCTGCGCCATTGGCCCATTCTGTTACCTCAAGTAACTTCCCTTCTTCCTGATCATGGAAGAATGTCTTCTTAATTTTTTTTGTGTACATTTTCTTTTATATTATAGTAATAACAATCTGAATCTTCTGAAACCCATTTGTCAGAAAGAGTTTCTACGCAATGTAAGTCTGTGTCAACTTTAAATGTTGATGGCTCCATTGGGAAGTCTTTTGTAATCCAATTAGAATCTTTCCAGTATATTCTATTGTTAGGTTGACAAAGTAAATAACCATCATCTGCAATGAGTATATGACCAGCTTTGTAATCACTCGGCTCGTCACTATATGGATTTCTGTACCAGTCAACGGTCATGAGATACGTTGCCCAAATTAACGTGCTATCTCTTAGAACTACTTGACATCTTTTTTCGTACAAATAGTCGTAAGTTATTACAGATACGTTTTCTGAGAAACAATCCCACAATTGTTTAAAATGAAACGGAATGTCATTGGTTGGTTCTTCCATGTATATTTCAGATATAGGAACCCTTGATCTCATCATTCCGTAATCTGTCATAACGTGAAAAGTAAGTATTTTACCAGCGCAAGATTGTACTGCAAATGCATAAGCCTTGTGGTAAGTGTTTGAGTCTTCTTCTCTTTTTGTGAAGTGAGATGCTTTTACATAACACTTGAACAATTCAATGTTCTCATTTAGTTTTGCCATTTTCTTTAAATTTTAATAGTTGATGTTGATCTAATACATACGAGTCTCCTGTTCCAAGGTTACGAACATTCTCTTCTTTTTTAATATCTTCCGAGCGAGAGAACCCAGCAAAACGAATTGTGTAGTCATCTTCCACTATGGCGAGGACATAAATATCCATCGGCTGAGAGTTTAACTTAACAATCATACGCCCTTGTGGAAGGCGAGTGCTTTTGATGTCAACATTCAAGTTGTTGTAAATGCAGTCCGGCTGTCCTGCTGTATCGTCTCCAAAAGATAAACTGAAGTGGATGTTGTGCCACTTGCAGAAGGCGTATTCAGATAGGCATCCATCAAAGTCTATTTCGAAACCAGATTTGTCCGATGCAAACTTTTGATCCACTACATTTTTTTTCCTGCTGAAGAAAGCTCTTGTCGAGGCGAGTGTTCTGAGAAAGTGTACCTCTGATTCGTTTAGTTTAATAATCATGAAACAAAACCAGTTTTGTTATCATCATCATTATTTAAGTAAGATCCGATTGCAACTGCACAAGCAATTGCGAAGGCTAAGATAAACCAGTCGTTCATGTTTACAAAGATATAAAATAATTGTGTAAAGCTAATTAAAAGATATTAACAAAGTGTTGTTATGATCCGCAGTAGAGACACCCCTCGTCTTCTTCTTCTTCTGTATTTGAAGAGGCTCGAATGGCCTCCATTTCTATCTGAGCATCGGTCCAATCGGGATGCATGTTCTTAATTAAGTGTTTTAAAAAAAGCAAGTTATTTTCCATATTTTTTATCTTCTTCGTATTCGTAATCCATTAAAGTAACAATCACCGTGGTGTATGTTTCCTTTTCTTCATTGTATGTCATCCATAGCTCTTCGTAAGTAGACAGCAAGGTCGAGGGCTTCTTCATAGGCTTCTTTTATCCAGTCCTTCAAAATTAAGTCTTTTCGATCAACTGTGGTCCCATATTCTTTCAAACCTTTTTCCTCTCTTTTACGAAGATCTGCAATTACACTTTCAAGAGTATTTGAACTTTTTTCATCCTTGTAATTGTACTTTAATTTGCTTATAGTGGTCTTACTCTGCTCCATGTGTTTCGTAGTGTTTAAGGATAATATCTTCAATAAATCTTTTCTTAATCTCGCTCCAGCTTCCCCAGTCTGATTCACTTGAAGAAGGATGAGCCTCCACCTCATAAGACGTTCCTTTAAAATTAACAATCTTAGTGAGAGTGTATACATACTTCATGTCTAAAAAAACTTCACCGTTAAAATGGTAGATAGTTTGATGCGGTTTATCAATTGTGATTTCCATAGTGTTTTTAGTGTTGAATGTTTAGTTTAAAAAATAAATCTCTATATGCCTGTCTAGGTTGTGGGTATCCAAGTTCCTCCATTTTTTCTACGAAATATTGTACAATCATTCTATCCTTCCACGATGTCTCCAT